GTTAACTATTTTGTACCAATAAAAACATTATACTCGGATAACTTTCCACAAGCAAGCGATGACGGATCTTTAGTCTCAATTGAATTACGTGATTTTTATTTTTACTTTGAATCTCAAACGGCACCAAGAATGCTTTTGACAAATGTTTCTTTAAGTTTTGCAATATCAACATTATTAGACTCAGTAGGATTTTCAAATTATACATTTAAAAGAATAGGATTAGAAAAAGATCCAACTATTCCTTTTTTCTTTATTGCTCCAAATCAAACTATTGCTCAAGTCTTAAATGAATTGGCAGTTTCAACTCAGACTGCAATGTTTTTTGATGAATACAATAACTTTGTTGTTATGAGTAAAAACTATATAATGCCAAATGCTGGAGAGCGAGATTCATCTTTTACGTTAATCGGCACAGATAATCAATTAAATTTTGGTCCAATTAAAAACAAACAGTCCTCATTAGAATTGCCCAATATTATTTCTATATCATCAAACGATAAAAAAATATACAATGATGGGAAAATAAATTATACTCAAAGATACATACAAAGATCTTATGGCTCTGTTAAGCAAAGCACTTTAATTGATAAAGAAAAAACATGGATATATAAGCCCTCGTTGCTTTGGGAGGCATCTGGAGAAGATAGACCAAAAACAATAAATTCACAAGTAGAAAAACAGTCTAGCCTTGTACTTGGGGCTATGCCAATTAACTCTAATTTACCAGCATCTTTACCATCAGTTTTCAATGGGGTTATTATAAACAATGTTGTAGATCTTGGAGAAAATGTTTATTGGATAACAAAACATAAAGGATATTTTTATTCTAATGGAGAAATCATTAAATATGACGCTGTTCAATTTAACATAACTGGAACTGGAAATGTTTGGATATCAAATAATCAAGAGTATCAAGAGTACATGGGATCTCTTCCGTTTAATGGAAAAATATATCCTACTGGGTTGATTAGAATTTTAGCAAATCCATACTACGAAACAGTAGATGGAGAAATAAGAATAAAGAATGGTCCAGTTTTTGAACATGGCAGAGGACAATTTGGAACGGTAATTAGTGAGCATACAGCGGGGGTAGCAAGCCACTGGACTGAAGAAACGTATCTTCGTGGATGTAGCATGAAATCGGAATATCTGTTTACCACCAATTCAACAATTGAATATCCTTTAAGCCTTACAGAAGGTGCCGCTGGTGTTAATAATGCCCTCGCTAAAAAATCTTCAAGAAATGGCGTAATAAGAAATTTTATGGCAAGTAATTATTTAACAGAGACAGAATTAAATAATTTACAAGCAACTCAAAGTGGAACTCTTCAGTCATCAGCCTTAGTCATGGCTGGTCCGTCATTTACCTCTACAGATATCCCTATAGACTTTGTATCTTATGTATACAAGCCCTTAAATAATTCCTATAAACATTTTGGAACTAGAATAAGAATTATTGGAAATCAGGGAAGCAATGAAGATAGACTTCAGACCCCGATTGGCAGTTCGGCATATTATCAAGTGCCAACAACACAGCCAAATCAAAACTCAAGTATTGGCGGAGGCTCTGGTGGCCTTGGCGTTATGATTAACCCAGAAACAAATAATGGATATTATTTTGAAATAGTTGCTTTAACAGAAAAAAATATTGAATCATACTTAAAAATTAAGTCAGACGGGTCATCTGAAAATAATATCTCAAACGTTGTTTTTTATAAAATTAAAAAAGATAGTTCTGGAAATGCTATACCAATAAAACTTTGGTCAGGGCTAACTAATGTTTTGGTAGATGATGGCAAATTTACTGGCCAGTATAGGAAATCTGGAGAAGAAAATCCAACCGTATATGATTTAGCAGTTGAGTATTCAAATGTCGGAACAACAAGAAAATTTTATTTATATATTAATAATAAGTTAATTGGTATAGTTGACGACACAGATCCACTGCCTATATATAATAACATTTCTCTTTTTGTAAGAGGATCTTCAAAATGCATGTTTGAAAATATTTATGCTTTAGGGGAAAATTATTCTCAAAACACAGTATTTAATGTTACGGACTCTATATCTTCAGTATTTGGGGCAAATCAAGTTAACGCCAATTCAGCATTAAGAAAATATGCAATGAGTGGAATTGTTCAATCTACATACTTAAGTGGAATATCTAGTTTAGAGCCACCAAGATATAACATGTATTATGATGAGTTTGGTTCTATTTTTAGAGAGGTTGCATCTTTTAATATAAAGTATGACAAAGCATACCCAGCATTATATGCAAAAATGTCTCCCACTACAAGCACAATAAAAGGATATGTTGTTTCTGGTTTTCAAGCAGACTCCTATGGAGCAGAATTTTTAGTATTTAATGCAACAGACTCTGCGCTTTTTCTAGATGGAACTGGAGGAAATTCTTTAAAAATTCAAGGAATAGCATTTACACAAGACACAACATATACGTTATCTGTAGATGATTATTTTAACAAAAAATCAAATTTTTCTGAGTTAAATAATTTAGACAACACCACAGTTAGGTCTGAGTTAGTAAGTATTCAAGATTATAACCAGATTAAACAAAGCAGAATAAATCATGGCATTAGTAGTTTTACTTTAGAAAGTCCATATATCCAAACATCTTCAGATGCTGAGAATATTTTAGGATGGATTATTGAAAAATCTATGAAATCTAAAAAACTTGTTGGCGCAGAAATATTTTCATTGCCAATTCTTCAATTAGGAGATATAGTTCAAATTGATTACAATAAAGATGGGGTAGATTTAATTTCAAACCCCGATAAGCAGTTTGTTATTTACAATATAGATTATAAAAGAAATGGAAGCGGTCCAAATATGACATTATATATGGCGGAGGTGTAATCTTGCCTACAGACTCTCAAAACTGGGAAAGACATGCTGCTGCAAAAACTTATGCTCCCGCTACTCCCCCACCCAAAGTAGAAAAATATACAGTTCAAAAAGGAGACACTCTTTCAAAAATTGCTGTAGATGCTGGTATATCTTTACAAGAATTAAAAGATTTAAATCCTAAATTTACTTCAGATCCAAAATATAAAAATGGAAATATGATTTGGTCTGGAACAAAAGTAAATTTGCCTGGACAGGCCTCTGCGCCAGTTGAAGAGCCAATCCCTCCAGTTAAAGGTCCAGAAGTGATACAGGGCCCATTTTCAGGAAATCCTGGAATTATTTTTACACCGATAGTTACAGCAGTTCCAATAAATTTACCACCTCCCCCTCCACCACCACCCACTACCTACAAGGTAAAAATTGCTAACCCAGAAGTAATTTTATTTGATGACGAGACTTTGCCAGCCACAACTTTAATTGACATCTTATTTGAAGACATTGGAGGACAGGAACTTTTGTCTATGTCTAGACATGACATAATTTCAGGAGACTATGTTCCTAATCAGTTGATTAAAAATTTAACATCTTTAAATCAAGAATTTTCTTCAAAGCGCCTACTAAGCCTACAAAATACTTCAGATAAATATTTTTCTAATTTTGGTATTAAATTAGAAAACAAAATACCATATGTTGGTGGCGGAGCAAATGGAGAAAATGTATATTTAAATGATAGCCAAGATATTGTTATTGATTTAATAAATTTGGATATAGACGAGCAAGTAGAAGTTCAATTAAGCATAAGTGGTACAATATATACTATAGTGCTTGAAGCGGGAGAGTCATGATAACCAATACTGGCAAATACATTATTGCAAAATATTTACTGGGACAAACTCCAGCCTATGCCTCATATATGGCTCTCGGCTGCGGGGCAAAGCCTTTAGATACGTTTGATAGCCCACCAGACTACTCTGCAAAAGAAAATCTAGATTTTGAAATGTTTCGTGTACCAATAAGTTCAAGAGGGTATGTTGTAGAAGACGGACAGTCCAAGTTGGTATTAACAGCAGAATTGCCAACAGAAGAAAGGTATGAGATTTCTGAAATTGGTATTTATTCTGCTGGGTCAAACCCTTATGCTGCTTCCTATGACAGTCGAACTTTGCTAACTTTTACACAAACAGAAAACTGGCAGCATGTTTCTCCAAGCGCAACCGTAGATATTGAAAGAATTATTCAGCCATTAGACGGAACATTGTCAGACAACGTAATTGAGACAGCCTCAAAAATTTTTGAAACTAACGCAGACAATAAAATATTTTATAATGCAAATAGAGCAGCAAGGTATGAACGTTGCAGGTATTATAATAATATTATTGCAATGCGTGGAGATTCTTCTATAATGACAAGTTCAGGTGGGCATCTAGTTGTAGGAAATGACCCTGAACACATCAGAACAAGTGGAATATCTTTAGATCTTTCCAAGAATGCTCCATCGGATGAATTAAGCCTAGCATTTTCTGTAATAAATAAAGACGGAGATTCTGTAGCAGTTCCAGACACAGTTAAAATTATTGTTGAGTTTATTAGTAGTAGTGATGAAACTAAATTTTCTAGATTTGAGGCAACTGTTGCCAATGGCAGTGGTTCTGGACAACAAGATTTTGCAAACAATAGATATTGCATTGTAAAAAAACAAAAACAAGAACTTTACACTACATCAAATTTTACTTGGGCAACTGCCGACACAATTAATATCTATGTATCAGTTGTTGATGGTGGCACCGCATCTGATGACTTTTATGTTGTTTTGGATGCCTTAAGACTTGAGAACCTAAATACACCAAATCCGCTTTATGGCCTGGTAGGGTATTCCGTTGTTCAGAATGACAATGCCACAACAATTATTAAATCTTCAAACACAAGTAACTATGTAGAGTTTAAATTTTCCATTGGGGTTGGGTAATGGTAGACCCAGGAATTAAACAAAGTATTATAAGATCATCAGACCTTCCTCCAACGTTGGGCGATAACACAAACTTAACTTACACGCTAAGATATCGTATATTATCAGAAGACAAAAACAGATTTTCACATTGGTCTCCAATAAAACAAATGACAATACAAAATACATTTACTGAAACTGGTTTTAATCCAAGTAGTCCAGAAACTACAAATATTCCGCATAACGTTAGCGTTGATACTAATTCACACATAGTTAATGCTTCGTGGACAATGCCAGCCTTATTAATTGCCAACCCAACAGATGCAGAAAAAATATTACAAACAGAACAAGCCTCAATTAAAGAATTTGACATTTATGTTCAATGGACAACAAATAGCATTTTAAGTAATTGGATTTGGGTTGGAAAATCTACAGGGACAAGTTATTCTATTTCTTATCCATATGGTGTTTCTGCTCCAAGTCACGTTAAAATTAGAGTACAAAAAGTGACAATATTAAAAGGACCATTTAATGCAGCCACGTATTTAATTAGTGATTTAAAAAGTTTAACCTGATATACTAGTAAAAGGAGAAAAAATGTCAAAAATACCATTGCCAGAAAGAGGACAGCCTCTAGATGTAACTTACATTTATCAATTGGCTGAAGCCGTAAATGATCTTGCGTCAGAAGTTTCTTCAACAACCTCTAATTACGCAACAGTAGACACAGTTGGATCAGACAAATCAAACGTAAAAACTTCAGAATTGAGAGTAGTTGCTGGCCGAGTTGAAATTTTTAACAATACAACTGTGACACCAACAACAGAAAAAGACTTTTTTTATAACTTTAGCACTAACTTTAAGTATGCTCCAATTGTTACTGCAACCCCAGTCAACGTAGGAAATACTCCAGCAGGAAAAAATGTGTCTATAATTTTAAAAAATATTACAACTTCTCGTGTAGAGGGGAGCGTAAAATTTGGAGCATCTGGAGATTTATCGGTATGGGTAAATCTTATTATTGTAGGCATTCCAAATTAATGATTAAATGCCCAAAATGTAAAAATAGAATGTTCGTTGATCGACTATATAGTCAAGAACAACATTTAGAAACATTTTGCTTAAAATGCGGGACTAGAAAATTTTATAATCCACCGTCAACATCAAGTGAGGGGCTATGGCTACTGCAAAAGGAAAAATTGAGGGCCAAGAATATAATCAATCATCTGTAATAAAAGGT